AGTACAATAACATCTATTCAATGGAATTCTGTAGTTGATAGACCAACTACTACAGATTTTGCTAAAGATAGAGGTGCTAGAAATGATGAACTTCATATTTTAGTCATTGATGGTGAAGGAAAGGTTAGTGGAAATGCTGGAACGGTTCTTGAAAAACATCTAGGACTTTCTAAGGCAAAAGATGCTGAATTCTCAGCTGGTTCTCCTTCTTACTGGAGAAAGTACCTTAAGAATAATTCATCCTACATCTTTGGTGGAGGAGCTCCTATAGGAATTACTACATCTGGATTCAGTTCAGGTTGGACTCAGCAAGCAGACCAAGCATGGGATCAAGATGCAGATGGAATCATTTTTGGTTCAACTGGTGTTAAGAATTATAAAATTGTCAACGGTGAAGATTACAAGAGAAATCTAAATGCTGACGGTACAGTTGGTGTTATAACAACAGGAGGTTTAACAGCATCCGTTGCTAAATTAGCAACTGGTTATAAACTCTTTGAGAATGCTGATAATTATGCAATAGATTTCCTACTTATGGGATCTGGAAATCATATTAAGGAAGAAGCACAGTCATTAGCAAATCAAGTTATTGCTGTTGCTGACCTTAGAAAGGATGCACTGGCATTCATTAGTCCATATAGAGGAGCATTCCTGACTGATACTTCAGTTGGATCTGTTACAGTCAATAATGATGAGACAATAACAAATAATGTTATTGGATTCTACTCACCATTATCATCTTCATCATATGCAGTATTCGATAGTGGATATAAGTATATGTACGATAGATTTGATGATGCCTTTAGATATGTTCCATTAAATGGAGATATCGCAGGATTATGTGTTAGAACTGATATCACCAACTTCCCTTGGTTCTCACCAGCAGGAACTGCAAGAGGAGCAGTCCTTAATGCAGTAAAACTCACATACAATCCATCTAAAGCACAAAGGGATATTTTATATTCCAATAGAGTTAACCCAGTAATATTCTCACCAGGAGCAGGAATTGTTCTATTCGGTGATAAGACTGGACTTGCAAGAGCATCAGCATTTGATAGAATCAATGTTCGTAGATTATTCTTATATCTCGAAAATGCGATTTCTTCTGCTGCTAAGGATCAACTCTTTGAATTTAACGATGAGATTACAAGAACAAACTTTGTAAATATCGTCGAACCTTTCTTACGTGATGTTCAGGCGAAGAGAGGTATTACAGACTATGTTGTTATTTGTGATGAGACAAATAACACCGCAGCTGTTATAGATAATAATGAGTTTGTGGCTGACATCTTCATCAAACCAGCAAGGTCGATTAACTTCATCGGTCTAACCTTCGTTGCCACCAGAACTGGTGTTGCTTTTGAAGAAGTAATTGGTAACGTTTAATTCTACTTAATTACAAAGAGGTATAAAAAACTATGGCAACACGTCAACAACTAAACACCACCCCAATAAGAACCATCAGTGATTTCAAGAGTAGATTATCTGGTGGGGGTGCTAGACCCAATCTATTCGAAGTCGAATTAGCATTTCCAAATGCAGTTGCGATTGATAATGATGTCTTACAGAAATCTAGGTTTTTGGTTAAGGCAGCTGCTTTACCCGCATCTACCATTGCTCCAATTGATGTCCCATTTAGGGGTCGTATTTTAAAAATTGCTGGAGATAGAACATTCGAAACTTGGACTATTACAGTTCTTAATGACACAGACTTCTCTATTCGTTCTGCTTTTGAAAAGTGGATGAATGTTATTAACAGAATGTCTGATGCTACTGGAGTAGTTGATCCAGAAGCATATCAAAAAGATGCTGTTGTTAAGCAACTAGATCGTGATGGAAGTGTACTCAGATCTTACAAGTTCTGGGATATTTTCCCAACCAATATTTCTACTATAGATCTAAGTTACGAAACGACTGATACTCTTGAAGAGTTCACTGTAGAACTACAAGTTCAGTGGTGGGAGGCTTATAAAGGCACTTCTGTCTCAGCTGGCGGTGAAGATATCGTCTAAATAGTGCTATAATAGTAGGAAAAACATTATACAATGGCAAGACTTTTTGGCTTTTCTATTGGAGACAAAGAAAAGAAATCACCTTCTGTAATATCCCCCGTTCCTCAGAATAATGAGGACGGGGTTGATAATTTTATTTCTAGTTCCTTTTATGGATCTTATATTGATATTGAAGGTGTATATCGGACAGAATCCGATTTAATAAAAAGATATAGGGAAATGGCATTACATCCAGAGTGTGATGGTGCTATTGAAGATGTTATTAACGAGGCAATCGTTAGTGATTTATATGATTCTCCTATTGAAATTGAACTTTCTAACTTAAATGCTAGTGACAAACTAAAGAAAATAATTAGAGAAGAATTTAGAAATATTAAAGAAATATTAGATTTTGATAAAAAATCCCACGAAATACTTAGAAATTGGTATGTCGATGGTAAATTATTTTATATGAAGGTTATTGATGTTAAAAAACCTCAAGATGGAATACAGGATCTGAGATATATTGATCCTATGAAGATAAAGTTTGTTAGGCAGGAGAAAAGAAAAAATAAGAATGATTATATGAATGTGAAGATGAATAGTGAGACTGATTCTTCTAAGGCTATGTCACCTGAGATAGAAGAATATTTCTTATATACACCCAAAGCAACTTATCCTGCTGGTAATATGGGTGGTGGAAGTAATGGAAGTAAAGGTATAAAAATTGCAAAAGATTCAGTTACTTATGTAACTTCAGGATTAGTTGATAGGAATAAAGGAACTGTCCTTTCATACCTTCATAAAGCAATTAAGGCACTCAATCAACTTAGAATGATTGAGGATAGTCTTGTTATTTACAGATTATCAAGAGCACCAGAAAGAAGAATTTTCTACATTGATGTAGGTAATTTACCAAAAGTTAAGGCAGAACAATACCTTAAAGAGGTAATGAGTCGTTATCGTAATAAGTTAGTTTACGATGCTTCTACTGGTGAAGTTAGAGATGACAGAAAGTTCATGTCTATGATGGAAGATTTCTGGTTACCACGTAGAGAAGGTGGTAGAGGAACTGAAATCACAACACTTCCAGGTGGACAAAATCTTGGAGAACTTGCTGATATTGAATATTTCCAGAAGAAACTTTATAGAGCACTTGGTGTTCCTGAATCAAGAATTGCTGCAGAAGGTGGATTTAATTTAGGACGTTCATCTGAGATACTAAGAGATGAACTTAAGTTCTCTAAATTTGTAGGACGTTTAAGAAAGCGTTTTGCACATATGTTCACAGATATGCTTAAGACTCAGTTAATTCTGAAGAATATTGTTACCCCTGAAGATTGGGAAACTATTAGTGAGCATATCCAATATGATTTCTTATATGATAATCAGTTTGCTGAACTCAAAGAAACTGAAATGATGAATGAAAGATTAGGAACTCTTGCTACTATCGAACCTTATATTGGAAGATTCTATTCACAAGAATGGGTTCGTAAGAATGTTCTTAGACAGACTGATGGAGAAATTATCGAACAGGATGAGCAAATAGAAAAAGAAATTGCTGATGGTATTATTCCTGATCCTGCTGCAATAGATCCAATAACTGGAGAACCATTACCACCTGAAGGTGAAATGGGTATGATGGGTGAAGTCCCAATGGAACCAGAAATTGATGGTGGAATTACTAATGCTCAGTTAGGAAAAGACACTAAGAAGGCAGAGATATAAATAAAGAATAGGATTATATTAAATTTTCATGGAAGAAATCGTCAATTTGATTGCTGCTGATGAAGCAGCATCTGATATCAGTGATAAAATTAAAGACGTATTATATACTAAAGCGGCTCAGAAGGTTGATAATCACAAACCTACTGTAGCATCTTCTATGTTTGCTGATACACAACAACCATCTGAGGATCAAGAATAATGGCGAATAGGACATTAATAAAAGGTGCAGAAGTAGCCTTACCAACAACAGTAGGTACTGCTAGTAGTTTTGGTAGTGCTACAATTGTTCGTCTCGTTAATAGTCATGCATCTAATGCATATAAAGTAACTCTTTTAGACGATGTAAGTGGTGCTGGTATTGGTTCTTTTACAATGCCAGCTCAATCAGTTGAATACATTGAAAAAAATAGTGTACATGCTCTTCTTGCAAGTAATGCTGCAATATTAGGTGCTAAAGTAGGATTTACCAATTAAGAAAATGAAACTCATTACCGAAGAAATTTCAAGCGTTAAGTTTATCACCGAAGGAAAAGGTGCTAAAAAGAAAATGTATATTGAAGGAGTTTTCCTACAAGGAGATCTCAAAAATCGTAATGGAAGAATGTATCCAGTAAACACTCTTGCAAAAGAAGTTGAAAGATATAATGAAAGTTTTGTTTCTAAAGGACGTGCTGTTGGTGAACTTGGTCATCCAGATGGTCCTACAGTAAACCTTGATCGTGTATCACATAA